GGATTGATCCTGCCACTTGCGCGTCTGGATTTGGCCTTCGAGATAGACCTTAGAACCCTTGCGCAAGAACCGCTCGGCGATATCGACAAGATGCTCGTTGAAAATTGCGACGCGATGCCATTCCGTGCGCTCCTGCTTTTCTCCCGAACCTTTGTTCGTCCATCGTTCGGATGTGGCGACGGACAAGCGCCCAAAGCGCCGCCCGTCTTGCGTTTGTGTGAACTCAGGGTCTTGGCCCAAGTTACCCACTATGATTGCCTTGTTGACTGATCCGCTCATTCTGCGGCCTCCTTCTGGAATGCTTCGGTAAGGCCGCTATCCGCCGCCATGAATGTCGCCTTGAGGTCGTCTAGGTGGATCGACACAACGTCGCGCTCATTGGGGTTCAGCGGCTTCCAAAACGCCTCGAATGCCGTCCGCCCGCCTTCTGCTGCGAACTCAGCGCTTGCCATCAAGCCTTCAACGTCAATGTCGCCCATGTCCGTTTTTTCTGGCGCTGGCTTGCCCTCGCTTGCCCATTGAGCAAGGCGTTTGCCAGTGTCGTAATCAATGCGCTGGCCTTGGACAAAAACAGCATCAAGCGCAGGGTGGTTTTTCTTGACACGGTTGATCGTGTGAGTGTCGCGTTCGATTTCAGCCTGGACTGTCATTTCAAAGACAAAATCTGGCGCTTGCGTGGCGCTCAGGAAACTGTCTTTGATAACCTTCCCGCCCTTCTGGTGGCTTTTGTACTTGGCCCGCAAGCAGAGGATGATAGGGATGCGAGATTGCAGAAGCTTCAGAACAAAAAGCTGATGCTGCGCCTTCGGCTTTTTCCAGCAATGCAGTCCAGTCTTGCCGCTGCGCGCTTCGATGGCTTCAGCTTGGGACAGAACGCCGCCAATGCCTTCCCATTCGTGCGAGGCGCTATCAATAACCAACACGTCATATTTGGCACCTTCGGCGGCTTTGATGCCTTCGATGTAGCTAGGCCCGTCGAACGGCGCTCCAATCTGCAAAACGTCATAGCCGCCCTCGATTTCGTCGGCGTACAGTTCGCCGCGCCCGCTTTCCGTGTCGAGCATGGCAATCTTGCCTGTCTCCCCAACAAAGCCACGCGCCAACATCAACGCTGAATAGGTCTTTCCAGATCCGCTTTCGCCATAAAGCGCGACTAACGGCGTTGCCTTCGTCCTTTCAGCCGGACGGAATGGATTGCTCATTGTGTTAACTCCGTTGGGGTTTGCATTTTGATTGCGGTTTCGAGTGCGTCCCGACCCGTGAAGGCTTGAACGTCATCGGCAACGCCGCGACGCTTATCGCTGCGCCAAGTCGGGTCGCCGTGGAAAATCATTGAGGGGTAGCCCGGCCAATCATTCCGGCTTAAGCAGCGCTGCCACATGCGGATTGATCGGCTAACGCGGGCGGCGGCTGAGTCCCGGCCTTCTGGCGAGACAGCAACGGCGCTCAGCGCGTATGGGAACTTCGTCTCTTGGACGATGAAAACCATCTTTTCGAAGTCACGCCCAACAGCCTTGAGGCCGCGCGTATAAAAGGCGTCCTGCATATCCGGCCCCTCATAGAGCCGGGAAGCTGACCAGATAGACGGGTGCGCGTTGGTCGTGGTCTTGTAGTCCAGCACGATAGGTCCATCGTCCGGCAGAATATCCGGGCGGCAACGGCACCACACTTCGCCCTCTTGCCAGAGAACGGTCTGCTCGCCTTTGAAGGATTTGATGGCGGCTGCGATTTCGGGGATGCCGTTCACTTGTAGATAGAACGCTTCGGCCATCGCGCGAACGTCTTTAGCGCCATCCGGAAGCATTGGAATCTTGCCATTGTCGCGAGCCGCGTCGCGCGCTTCTTTCGCCGCCTTTGTTTTCCAATCCTTCGCGTCGATAACTTCTATTCGGTCAACGCCTTCAATCACAAGCGCATGGGCGGCGGAACCAGTGTCAAATATCCCGCGCTCCTCAGCCTCATAATTGGGGTTTAGCTTCGGATGCTTTGCCCAAGCATGAATGGGGCTTTGGTCGATCATCGTCACCGCTATGCTGTTCGATAGCGACGGCGTAGGGCATGGGTCAGCATGATATTCATCCTCCCCAATGTCATAGATTCCCGGCTGCATCGTTCGTCTCCGTTGGTTGAAAGTTCCCATCCCCCGCCCTCGCAGTGCGCGCTTTGCCGGTGTACGATCCCGCCGTTTGAGTCGGCGAGGCGATGGCCCGACATGAACACGGCATAACCGTGCAGCAACGCTTGACCGTGCGGCGCGCACGGTTGGGAGTAGCCATCGCAGATACGTGAGCCCGCAGCGCGGCATTGGTCGCGCATTGCAGGCGTTTCAGTGCCGTTTCGCGCTGACCTTTCGGCGCGATCCGGTATTGCTCTTTGAGGCGGTCAACGCTCACTGCCCGCACTCCTTTGTCGGAATGCGCCAATCAGCCAGCGCGGCCCGTGTGTCCTCGACACTGCGGACGGTCGCGACCTTCGCTCCGGCGTCAGCAAGGCGCGCGTGTACGGCCTTCTGAGCGGGAGACAGATACGTTTTCGACGGGGCAGGGCGCTTTACTTCCAGGAAATAGGCGCAACCGTCGTAAATCACTTCGATATCAGGGTGGCCCGGCTGTACGCCCTGGCTCTTGATGTCGGCCTGAGCCCTCCAACCGCGACGGCCTTCGTTGGGGCTGTGATGGATGTAGCAAGAGCCGGGCAGCACGGCGGACAAGTAGCTGTAGATGCTGGCGTGAACTTGGCGTTCTGTCATTTCTGCCCCCATCGTTTGAACATGATCGCCCTGTCGAACCACCAGCCGGACGCCCATTGACAAGCCCACTCGCAGACCATCCAAAGGCGGCGGATCACTCGCTGCGGCCTTGGGCTTTGCGTAAGGCTTCGATGCTCTCTTGAAGTTCTTGCATCTGCGTATCCAATCGAGCGCGGGCCGCTTCCTCGTCGCCGCCAAGCAGCACGAAGGCGATCCAATTGGGACCGAACACCTTCCCACACTCGGCAATCGTCTCAGATGTTGGAACGCGCGGGTTTGACCAACTCAGCAAGTCCTCGCAGCGGCGAATGCTTAAGCCGGTAATTCTGGCAAGCTGCTTGACGGCATGGCCTTTGAAACGTTGCCGGATTGTGTGTTGGAACCGTTCCGCTATCGCCACGCTCATAGTGTGGTTCTTCCACGCTGATTTTCGCATCCATGTTCTCCAAATTCAGGGACATGGATGGAAACGGACACGAAAGGACGGGACGTTGTGAGCGCATTGGCGATATTGTCAGCCGCCTTGTCGCTCAGATTGAGGTCAGAGAACGTGACGGCGCGGGGAGTGCAATCCCTGGCGCTGTCGAGTGTGAGAAATGCGGGGGCGGCGTGGCTGCAACCACGGTATCCGCCCCCTACAGCGCTACTACCGGGGAAAGGAGCAAACCCAGGAGCGCCGATGGTGTTAGCGTTGCCCGAAAAAGCCGCTCCAGCCGGTGACGGATCGCCGACTGGAGCGCAGTTCAGGGAGAGACTTGTGCGGGCGGTCATTGGGCTATGCCGCCCCTTTTGCTTCGGCGGGCTCAAACCAATCGCTCGGCTTAACTTTGCCCTTCGTTGCCTTCTCAATAGCCAGAGCCGTTCCCAAAGACGGAGTGCGCTCGCCATTTACCCAACGGGATACAGAGGCATGTGAAACGCCTACGCGCGCGCTGAACTCGGCAAGCGTTAGGTCATGTTGTGAGATGTATGTTTTCAAGTTCATGGCTGAAATGTAACCTAACGGTACATTCATTGCAAGCAGAAATGTACCATCTTGGATAAAGACGCCAAAATCGCTGATAGGCATTATCTGCGCATGAAACTAAGGCTGAAATATTGGCGGAAAGCCCGCAACATGACGTTGGAGCAGGTCGCTGACGGCTTGAATGTCTCGCACGTGGCGGTATCTCGATGGGAGACCGGCAGTAGAGCCCCCACCGTAGAAAACCTCGCAAAGCTAGCAAAGCTGTACCGTGTGCCGCCTGGACTCCTATTTGAAGACCCGTCAGGGACACCGATTCATGAAGCCGCCGATATCGTCGCGAGCCTATCGGCGGATAAGGCGGCGGCGTGGTTGGCGATGGGGCGCGCGCTAACGTCAAAATAGGTCACTTTTATAAAAATTACCGACTAGGCACATTTTCCGCTTGCATGTGATGTAACCTATTGGTACATTCCTCTTCAGACAACACGAGAGGAATAACCGATGGCGCAAGTCACATTCACATTCGAAGTCCCGGTCACGCCGGGCTTCTCCATCCCAGACATAGACGGCGAGGCGACGGTTCAGCAGGAAGACGGCGATCTGTTCGCCGCCGAAATCCATGTTGATCTTTACAGCGCCGCCAAAAAGAAAATGGTCAGCCATCTGATTGACGAAACGTCCTGGCTTTATCAGTACGCCATCGCCGCTGCTGAGTTCGCAATTTGGGACAACGACGACGAATTGCGCCACGAAATCCGTGCGGATGAAGAAGGCGACCGGGCTGATTACCTGTACGAGCAAGCCCGCGACCGCGCGATGGAGGCCGCATAGATGCTCAGCATCATGGATATGTACATAAATTGCGAGGACTTCCACTCCGCAGAATGCGGGACCGCCACCACGCTCCGGCTGCGCTTTGGGTGCACAGGAATGCGCTGGATTGATCTTGCAGGGTTCAAGAACGCCAAGGCCATTGCCTCCGCAATCAACGAAGCCCAGAGAGATGCGGTTCCTGATGCCGGAGTGACAGGGTTAGCGCATTCACGCGGACCTGTTCCCCTGCCCTGCGCCGAGAACGGCAACACAGCCGCCGATGTGGCGCAGATGGAGGCGGCGGAATGAGCGGCGAAACCTTCACACACAAGTTCTTGGGCTGGTTTGATGCCGATGCCCGTAGACATATCAACCCGGATGGCTCCGAAGGCGCGATTGTCGCTGTGACGGCACGGATTGCGGAGGGCTTAACGTTCAGCTCCTGGATAGAGATCGGCCCCGACGCGAAGATCGGCTCCGGCGCGAAGATCGGATCCGGCGCGAATATCGGCTACGGGCCGGACAGCGGCCCCGACGCGAGCGTCGGGC